AGGTGCAGGACAGTTTGAAGTTCTAGAGTATTGGGGAGTAATAGACGCTGAGTATGCTCGCCAAGTTGGTATGGATATACCAGAAGAAGTAGATGACTTAGATGAAGTGCAAGTAAACGCTTGGATCTGCAACGGTCAAATGTTAAGAGCAGTAATAAATCCTTTTACGCCTTTCAGGTTGCCTTATCATGCCTTTCCTTATGAGCGTAACCCTTATAGCTTTTTTGGCATAGGGGTTGCAGAGAATATGGATGACTCTCAAAAGATCATGAATGGTCATGCTCGTATGGCAATAGACAATCTAGCGTTATCAGGATCACTTGTCTTTGATGTAGACGAGACTGCTCTTGTGGGTGGTCAAAGTATGGAAATATATCCCGGCAAGGTTTTCCGCAGACAAGCAGGAATGCCCGGACAAGCTATCAACGGCTTAAAGTTTCCTAATACCTCACAAGAAAACATGATGATGTTTGATAAGTTCAGACAGCTTGCAGATGAACAAACGGGTATCCCAAGCTATTCACATGGTCAAACAGGTGTCCAAAGTATGACACGAACTGCTTCAGGTATGTCTATGCTACTTGGCGCAGCATCTCTTAATATTAAAACAGTAATAAAGAATCTTGATGACTTCTTACTTAAGCCTATGGGTGAAGCATACTTTCAGTGGAACATGCAATTCTTAGAGTCTAAGTTAGATGTTAAAGGTGATCTAGAAGTAAAAGCTACAGGTACTAATAGCCTAATGCAAAAAGAAGTAAGAAGTCAGCGACTGACAATGTTCTTACAGACTGCACAGAATCCTGCTATTGCACCTTTCATTAAAATGAACAAGCTAATCAGTGAACTCGCTTACAGTCTTGATCTTGATCCAGATGAATTGATCAACGATCCTGAAGAAGCAGCATTGATGGCTCAAATTATAGGAATGCAAAATAATGCTGGACAAGCAACTGGCGAGGAAGCTGGCCCCACTGGTGAACAACCCGGAGCTATGGGAGCCAATGAAGGAGTACCTCCACAAGGCCAAGACCTTGGAGCAACAGGTACTGGCGGTGGCAACATCGGAACTGGAGCTGTACCGCAGTCAGGGGAGACTGAATTCTCTGGTTAAACTAGAGCAGTTGAAGGAAAGCGTTAAAGCAGAAATGGAGAGAAAAGATGACCAATAGTATGTTAGATAGAGAAAAATATGAAGAAGGCGGTGAAATGGAAGATAACTCAAAAGTTATCAGGGGTCTTCTTACAGCTCTTAAAACTGCTGAGAGTCCTAAAGCAGCAGAGCGTATACAAGAACAGCTAGGTCAGTTTGATAATGAAGAAGTAGTAGATGTGCTAAAAAGCATAGAAGTTGAAAGCGGCACATCAAAAGAAGAAGTAAATAGATCTATGTTTGCAGAAGGAGGCTCAATGCTTGTAGCCCCTGAAATGGCTATGCCAGTAGACACCTTCACTCCAGAAGAACAAGCAAATGCAGAATCATCTCAGCTACCAGATGATGAAATGGAAGAAGGCTACATGGACTATGTACTAGGAGAATCCCTAGACGATGGTGAACAAGAATATTTAATGGGAGCTTTGGAATCAGATCCAAGGCTTAGTGAGATTTTTGATAAGGTCGTAACGACTGCATCAGAATTTTCGGGAGCTGGAGAAGTTGAAGGCCCCGGAACAGGTGTCTCAGACTCAATACCTGCGCGATTAAGCGATGGTGAGTTTGTAGTCACAGAAGAAGCCACCAGTGAAATTGGAGCAGACAACCTTCAGACAATGATGGACGATGCCGAAAGAAAAGCTAGTGGTGGTGAAGCCCGAAGTGGTTTCCAACTAGGAGGTCTTTTAGGAACGAAAGACCCCGAAAAAAAGGATCTTGAAGACGTAGGACAGCTTAGATCAACAGATGATAAGATTAATCAATCAATGTTAATGTCTAATCAAGTACCTAGTCTTAGAAGATAAACAACAGTACGGCTACCTTGTAGTATCAAGCCCCAGATTTTAAAGACGTTTGAAATTGGCTACCTTGCAAGAAACAAGCCCCGTAGAAAAGGAGAGAACCATGTCAGAACAGGCATACGAAGAGGAAGAAGTATCAAATCCATATAATGCACGTAAACCTTGGCACAAGCAGGAAAGAAAGCAAACACCTAGCGCGGCTGAGAGTTTGTATTATGAAGAAGATAATGATACCGAACCTCAACAGCAGAAGGCTACCCGGAAAAAGGCCCCTTCTTCTGAGGATGAACCAAGTACTAATTATAAGAAACGCTATGATGATTTAAAGAAGCATTATGATCAGAAGCTTTCAGAGTTTAAGCGCACAGAGCAAGAACTTAGGGATCAGGCTAAAGAAGCTGAACCCCAGTATCAAGCTCCTAAGACCCAAGAGGACTTAGACCGCTTTAGAACTGAATACCCTGATTTATATGATACAGTAGAAACTGTAGCTCATATGAGAAGCCAGCAAGAAGTGGAAGCACTTAGATCTAAACTTTCTGTTATTGAACAACGGGAAGCAGAGATTGTAGCGCGAGAAGCTGAGTCGGCTCTTCAAGAAAGACATCCTGACTTTGATGAGATCAGAGGAGACGATAGCTTTCATGAGTGGGCGCAGGAACAACCCAATCAGATACAAGATTGGATCTACAATAATCCTAATGATGTTACTTTAGCCGTTAAAGCTTTAGATCTTTATAAATTAGAAACTGGTAAAGGACAAGGTTCTCGCAAAAGACGTTCAGGTAACAGACAGCCGCAAGGTGGTTCTGCAGCAGATATGGTATCTACTAAAACAACCAATGTAGATGCTAAAGAAGCTAAGATCTGGACGGAAAGTGAAATAGCGAAAATGTCCCTTGATCAATTTGATAGACACGAAGAAGAAATCAAAATTGCTATGGAAGAGGGAAGAGTTCGTAGAGGATAATCTTTTCTACTTAGGAGTAATATAACATGGCTTATAACCAATCAGACCAATTTTTTGAACAATCTACAGACACCAACGGTAACTTTGGTAACTCTGTATCAGGACAAACTAACTCGTTTTTCCTACCAAAAGTATATTCAAAGCAAGTACTCAACTTCTTTAGGAAGTCTTCAGTAGCGGAAGCTATTACGAACACTGACTATGCTGGTGAAATCTCTGCCTTTGGCGATACTGTACGAATCATCAAAGAACCCGAAATTACTGTTTACCAGTATGAGCGTGGTGCTGATGTAACGCAGACTAAATTGACCGACCAAGAAGTAACTTTGGTTGTTGATACTGCTAACGCATTTAAGTTCATCGTTGATGATATTGAAACAAACATGTCGCATGTAAACTTCCGTGACGTAGCAACCTCTTCTGCAGCTTACGCTTTGCGTGATGCTTTTGACGAAGGTGTAATTGCTTCTATGATCGCTGGTGTTTCTGCATCTAGCCCGAACCACATTCTTGGTTCTGACAGCGCAACTGACCTTGCTGGTGGTACTTTTGACGGTACTGGTAACTTGGACATTGGTTTCGCTACAGGCGAGCATGATCCTATTGACGTTCTTTCTCACATGGCCCGTCTTCTAGACGAAGCTAATGTTCCTGAAGAAGGTCGCTGGTTCTTGGCTAATCCAGAGTTCTACGAAGTCCTTGTACAAAGTTCTTCTAAGCTCTTGTCTGTTGACTACAACGCTGGTCAAGGCTCCATCCGTAATGGTTTGGTAAGCTCTGGTAAGCTGCGTGGATTTGACATGTACAAAACTAATAACATTGCTGCAACGTCTAACGCTGCTGGTCAATGTCTTGCTGGTCATATGTCTTCTACAGCTACGGCTCAGACTATTACTAGCACTGAGGTCATCCGTGACCCAGATAGTTTTGGTGACATTGTACGTGGTCTGCACGTATACGGTGCTAAAGTACTGCGACCAGATGCTCTGGTTTCAGCTTTCTACGGCATTGACTAAATAAGACTTGGGGGCCGTCAAAAGCCCCCTTTTCTTTTACACAAAAAGGAATTAGGTATGCCACAGATAGGAAATAATGATAACCCTGTAATGTTTAGGAAAGCGATTGTCTCACCAGAAAGTCGTTTTCGTAAGGGTTTTGATAGGGATAAATATCAGGAAAACTATGATCGTATCTTTGGAGACAAAAAAGAAATAGAGATAGCGAGAGAAACTTCTAAAACTTTTGATATGGAGCAAGACTAATGATGGCGAAAAAGAAAATGTATAACAAGGGTAGCAAAGTTAAATACAACAAAGGTGGCTACGCTTCTATTGCTGATATGGAAAAAAAATGTGGAAGTAAAACTTCAAAGAATACAAAGCGATGAAAGTAGATGCTCCTAAAGGTTACCATTGGATGAAGGTTGAGAAAGCCTATAAGATTATGAAAGATCCTAAAGATGGTTTTAAGCCGCACAAGGGCGCAAGTAAATCAGTTGATTTTCCAGTTCAAAGGACGCATAAAAAATAATGGCTACTAATTACTTACAGTTGTGTAATCAAATTTTACGTGAGATTAATGAAGTTGAATTAACTACCGCAGATTTTGCCACTTCTGTAGGTATTCAAAGTCATGTAAAAGATCTTATTAACCGTTCTTATCTAGATATGGTTAATGAAGAAGCTCAGTGGCCCTTTTTAGCTGTTGAAGAAAGTGGTTCTACAGATCCTAATTACGGCAATGTTACTGTTGATACAGTAGCAGGAACCCGTTGGTATGAACTAAAACCTTCTTCAGACAGCTTAACAACTGACTATAGTTATATTGATTGGGACAATTTTCTTGTGACCACCATAGGTGTTTCAGGCGAGGATGCCCCATACACTTCTAGAAATTTAAAATTTACAACGATTGAAGAATGGAAAGATTATTTTAGGCTGGGACAAAACAACGATGATGCAGACACACAAAGCTATGGAGTCCCTAGCAGAGTTATAAAAAGTCCTGATAATCGTAAGTTTGGTCTTAGTCCAATACCTGACAAGGTTTATAAAATATGGTTTTATGCTTATTTGTTACCTACAGAATTAGACTCCTACGCAGATGAAATAGTTTTCCCTGATTTATACGTACCTGTGCTAATCAACAGAGCTAGATATTACGTTCATCAGTTTAAAGACAATCCACAAGCGTCTGCGTTTGCACTAGAAGATTATAAAAAAGGTATTAAAAAAATGAAGATTAATCTTATGGAGCCTACACCTATATATTTTAAAGATGATAGAATAAGGTTTACCTGATGCCAGCTTCCTTACCTTTTGGTGTTTCTTGTCGCGGGGGTTTAAATACAAACCTTAACCAATTTGAAATGCTTTCTCAGCCGGGATTAGCCACTGACCTAGAAAACTTTGAAGTAGATTCAGATGGTGGCTATAGAAGAATAAACGGTTTTGATTTTTTTGGAGGCTCTTCTTCTACAAGACCTAATGGTAGTTCCCCTGTACTGGGCCTTTTTGTTTATGCAGACGGTCTTATAGTTACGTCAGGAGAAAACGTTTATTTTACACTAGATGGGATAACATGGTTACAGATAAATAGAGGCTCTGTCCATTCTAACGGAGATAATTATTCTACTTTTGTAGGAAGAAGCGTCGAAGCTAGAACATCTCAAGGGCAGTGTACTTTTGCTTTGTACGAGGGAGATTCTGATTACGGTGAATTAGTAATTACAGATGAGGGGTCTTCTGCTAAACCTTTTTATTTTAAGATGACAGGATCTGGCGCATTAACTAATAGAACTTATTTCGCAAAAGAAATTACCGTTAGTGGTTCAGTTTATCCTACTGTAGCTACTATGCACGACAGACACTTAGTAGTTTCGGGTGATACTAACAATCCTAATACTATATACTATAGTCACACAGATGCTCCTGATGATTTCGGAGGAACAGGTGCAGGTAGTATTAAGCTAGATGATAAGGTTATAGGTTTAAGGCCCTTTCGTGCAGATTTGATTATATTCTGTAAAAATAGTATTTATAAATTAGTAAACATTAATGACTCTAATAATATTGCTATACAGCCAGTAACTAAAAACGTAGGCTGTTTAGACAATCACAGCATTCAGGAAATTGCGGGTGACTTAGTATTTTTAAGTCCTGATGGAGTCAGAACAATCGCAGGTACAGCGCGTATTGGTGACGTTGAGTTAGGGAGTGTTAGCCGTCAAATACAGAGTATTATTGAAACCCTAGCTAAAAATATTGACGGTTTAATTATAGACAGCGTTGTGCTACGTCAGAAATCACAGTATAGAGTTTTTTATACCACAGGAACTCAATCAGCCGCAGATTCTAAAGGTATTATAGGTTCCTTAACATCTAATGGTTTTGAGTGGTCTGAAACAAAAGGAATACAAGCTAGAGCAATTACTTCAGGTTTTAATTTTAACGGCATAGAACAGACTTTTCATGGCGATAGTCAAGGGTATGTTTATATACATGATACAGGATCTCACTTTCTACACGACAACGTTGAAGCAGCTATAAGGGCAACTTACACAACCCCTAACTACGACTTTGGAGATTTTGGCACACGCAAAAACATGAGATATGTTAAAATTTCTATCAGCCCTGAAGGAACAGCACAGCCTGTATTAAGAGTAAGATATGACTACGAGGATACTAATATTCCTCAGCCTACAGATTACACTTTACTGTCTGTACCCTTGCCTGCTATTTTTGGAGAAAGCGCATTTGGAGCTGGTGCAGTTTTCGGGGCCACTAATGACCCGATGGTTAGACAAGCTATTCAAGGAGGCGGTTATACTGCAAGTTTTAGGCTGAGATCAGAAGATAAAAACCCACCTTATGCTATCAATGGTATGTACCTAGATTACGTGCCGTCAACTAGGAGATAATATGGCAAGTTATACACGACAAAGTAGTTTTTCAGACGGAGATACAATCAGTTCTTCATTGTTTAATAATGAATATAATCAACTGGTGACTGCTTTTTCTTATTCTTCTTCAGGAACTACTGGACATAGGCACGATGGTACGGCAGGAGAAGGCGGTAATATACCTACTGTAGGCGATCAAGACTTTCTTAATAAAATAACTGTTGACTCTACTAACAACAGGTGGGGCGTATTTGTACAGGTAAGCGGTTCAGCGGTAGAACAGATACGTATTCAAGACGGAGGCATTGTACCTGTAACTGATAGTGACGTAGACCTTGGTACAAGCTCATTGTACTTTAAAGCTGCTTATATTGATGCAATTACTACAACAGGTGATGTAGCAGTAGGCGGTAATCTTACTGTCACAGGTACGACTACTTTTAACGGTGGCACAATCACTATGGGTGATGCTGCTACTGACAACGTTGTATTTGGTGCTAACGTAGATTCTCATATTATTCCTGATGATGATGGTACTTATGACTTAGGTAGCTCTACGCAAGAGTGGAAAGATATTTATATAGACGGTACAGCTTACGTAGACGCTATTAACTTTAACGGTACTGCGATTACTTCAACTGCTGCAGAACTTAATATCCTTGACGGTGTTACAAGCACTGCCGCTGAACTTAACATCCTTGACGGTGTTACGGCTAC